AGATTTAATTCTATTTGGAGATTGTAAGAAAACTCTATCGGCATTTCTACCAAAGAGTGCGAGGATGTGTGTTACATCCCCACCTTACTATGGATTGAGAGACTATGGAGGAGAAGATAAACAAATAGGACAGGAAAATACACCAGAAGAGTTTATTAATAATCTCGTGGATGTATTTAAAGAAGTTAGAAATGTACTAACTGATGATGGAACTCTATGGGTTAATCTTGGGGATAGTTATTATAACTATAGACCTGGTAAAGGTCAATCATACCCTAAACAATCCGTATCTAAAACTAAACAAGATCTACCAGATAAATGTAATAAAAGAGGTAACAAATTAGAAGGATTAAAAGAGAAAGATTTAATTGGAATACCTTGGCTTTTTGCTTTTGCAATGAGAGCAGATGGATGGTATCTACGACAAGATATAATATGGCATAAACCAAATCCAATGCCAGAGAGTGTGAAAGATAGGTGTACAAAATCACACGAATATATATTTTTGTTTAGTAAAAATAAAAAATACTACTACGACAATGAAGCAATCAAAGAACCCGCAAAAGATTGGGGAACAAGAGACAGAACCAAAGGAAAATACCACAACGAAGGAACAGGACTCCAACCGCATAGTGGACTTACAAAATCATATCCAACAAAAAATAAACGATCTGTCTGGTCAGTAACAAACAAACCATATAAGGAAGCACATTTTGCCACATATCCACCAGACTTGATTGAACCTTGCATCAAAGCAGGGAGTCAGGAAGGAGATATAATTCTTGATCCATTTATGGGATCAGGAACTACAGCAGCAGTAGCAAAGTCACTAGGTAGATATTATATTGGGTGTGAACTACATGAAGACTATGGTAACTTAATTCAAGAAAGAGTCAAGAGTTATCATCCAGTTCAAGAAGTGTCACAAGAACCCACCATAAACATCCTAGACATTATATAATAAAGATAGTTAAGGTATTACTATGAAATGCGAAGTCCAGTTGTATGTTGCAGGTAAGGTATTTACCGAGCAAGTGTATGCTGTTGATTATGAGGAAGCAAGAAGAGTTGCTCTTGCTAGAAATCCTAATGCAAGAATCGTAAGTGTAAATGCGAAACTCTAATTATCAGACATTTTATCCTACTACATTTCCCACACTACTAGACCCTAAACCAGATCAACCAACTGGTTGGGTGTCTAAAGATGGTATGTGGGCAGCAGTTCCATCTGATGGTAGGAAGTTTGCTATCGTACATAATGGTAACATTGAACACTTTGCAAAGAACTTTGAATATGCTATGATATACATACAAAAAGGAATTAAAAAGGAAAAGAAGGATGCACGATCAAAACTCAATCGGAAAAAGTGAAACACCCTCTGAAAGATACCAACGAGCGTTAGATCTTTTTACCGAGTCAGTAATGAAACCTGACCCTGATTTGCGTGGGTGTGCATATAATCAAGATTGCTTTAATGAGTTGATGGAAATAAGAGAACACGTTTTAGAATACCTTAAAACTTTAAAAGAAGTTACACATCATACCTATGCAGATGAGAGTGATGAATTAGAAACAGCAAAGTTAATTGAAGTGAAAGATAGGATTGCAGTTGAGTCAAAACCATATACCAAATGGCGGTAGGTATAAACTCGTAGGCATTTCTTTTTGTTAAATTATTAGGAAATCAAGACACAATTCATCTAAATAATGATAGAATTTAACGGAGAACAAGATGCACTAAAACTTATTTGTTATTTGTTTCTTATTGTAGTTTTATGGAGAAAAATTAATGCACAACCTAATTTCTTTTAATCAATTATCAGGATCATATTCTGATCCCCACGATGAATTAATCGCAGAGTACTACGAGTGTTTAATAGAGTGTGATAAAGATCAACATACATGTAAAAGAATATGTAAGGAGGTTCTAATAAGTTAGTCATAAAGTAAATTGTATAAAGATAAATACCCTTGTCTTACAGGGGTATTTTTATGCAAATTCATGCAGGAGATCGAGTGGTATATAAAGGTGGTAATGATAAGTATATGTTGATTGTAGGTAAATTTTATGTTGTAGATCATATTAGAAGTGGGCAAAAGATTAAATTGTGTGGTATAATGAATTGGATGGACAGTAACTATTTCAGAGTAGCATAATGGATTCTCTCAAAATTAATCAAAACAAAGATGGAACTTATACAGTTGAGTGGGATAAGAAAGACCCAAATTGGAAATGGATGAACTCATTGACTTCAAAGGAGGTTCAAGGTATAATAGAAAAAGCAATGAATTTTGAAAATGACAGACGATAGATCATTAAAAATTTTAAAGGAGTGGGTACAAGAGTGTCTTAACTCTGATTGCCGACCTCTAGAAATATACACCACAGTTATAGATGCTGTCAAGGAGAATACAAAATACCACGAGATATGTGCAGCAGAGGGTAGAACTCTAGTAACTATGTTGACTAATAACTTTAGTGAAGTTGAGAGTATAGAATAATGAAATACCATTTATATGATGAAAATTATAATCACAAAGGAGATTTCCAGACACTAGATGAAATGAGAAATTTTTTATGTGAGAGAAAGTATGACAATGATGATAGGTCATATATGCACGATACATTTGATTATATCAAATCTATCAAATGGCATTGGGATTTAACCGAACATTAAATCATCATTAAAAACATAAATAGTATTAACACAAACAAAAAACACATTATGAAATCAATAGAAGACCATATCGAGTTCGATAAAAAGAAACTTGAAGACCCAACAACTTCCCCCGCAGCGAAAAGACATCTTAAAGATGAACTCCAAGAACTACAGGAGTATGTCGGACATCATGCAGAAGAGATTGAAGCGGGAGATCATCACGACCCAAATGCTTTAGAGTTATTTTGTGATATGCACCCAGACGAACCAGAATGTCTAGTGTATGACGATTAAATAACTGACACATTTCTCTTGCATCTTTCATATAGATTGATTATACTAGGTATAATCACAGTATTTTAATGGATTTAACACCTGTCATCGAGTTATATGATAAGGAACTTGATGCACTTCCAAACATACACCAAAATGGTGGTGGTGGGGATGCAAGAAACGCATCAGGACTATTATATGAGAATTTAATCAAGAGAACTTGTGATGTATTAGGACTAGATGCAAAGAAGAATGATTATGTAAAAACAGAGGAAGTAAATGGGTATTGTTTAAAGAATTTACAAGTTGATTGGCACGTTTATAAAGACAATAGAATGATAAAGTTGATAGAATCAAAAACATATTTGGATGCTTGCTATCTAAAACGTGCAATACTTGATTTTATTGAACTAGAACAATCCCCAGACGTACCTGACGATGCAGAGTACGCAATTTTTGCGGGTCAAAATGCTTGTGGGAATGGAGCATTTCAATATTATCAACATTATTTCGAGAAGTTTACAGGAAAGAAAGTTAATATATTCTTTGTAAATCCAACTTGTAAGAGATCATCATCAAAACCAATATACAAAGAAGAGTTTAGAGGACTTTTCAATCTTGATAATATGGTGTATAATGAGTTTATACAATGGTTAATTAAATGAATCTGTATCATAATGATATGTTTGATGTATTTCCAAACATTGAACCACAGAGCATAGATTTGCTACTGACAGATTTTCCGTATGGAACATTAAATAAAAGACGTAATGAGTGGGATAAGATCATTGATTACGATAGATTCTGGCATTATGTGGACATAATATGTAAACCTAATTGTGCTATTGTAAGTACAGCATCACAACCTTTTACATCCGTACTCATATCAACTAACTATACTAATTTTAAGTATTGTTTAGTGTGGGAGAAATCAAAGTCAACTGGTTATCTCAATGCAAAGAAACAACCTATGAGATCACATGAGGATATAGTTGTATTCTATAAGAAACAACCAACATACAATCCACAAATGACAGTAGGCAAACCATACGATAAAGGTAAAGCAGTTAGGGATGCAGTTCAGTATGGTAAGCAGACTAAAGCAGTTCATGTTAAGAATACTGAAGGAACAAGATACCCACGAAGTGTACTATATTTTAAAACAGCAGAGGATGAGGGTAAACTACATCCAACACAAAAACCAATAGCATTATATGAGTATTTGGTAAGGACATATTCAAATGAAGGAGATACAATTCTTGATCCTTGCATGGGATCAGGAACTACTGGTATCGCTTGCCTTAATACCAACAGAGAATTTATTGGTATCGAAAGGGATGAGAATTACTATACCATAGCAGAAGAAAGATTAAATAGTAGTGTGACAGTTCAAGAAGTTGCACAAGATGACTTGAATCCTCTTGTCAATGTGTTATATTAATAATAGGGAAACAAAACTGGCGTACATCAATGATTCGCTCTTATTGTTATAAGTCCACGTTTTTGTTTCTCGCACCCAATTTAACCCCCTTATTGTAAATGTCAACAAACGCAAGAATCGGACTAAAACTTGAAGATGGTTCAATACTTTCAGCATATCATCATTGGGATGGATACCCAGAGTGGTTAGGTGTAACTCTTAAGGAGCAGTATAATACAAAAGAGAAAATTGCTGAACTTATAGATGGTGGCAATATGTCATCTTGCTATTCTGATAATGAGTATGATTATGAAAAGCAAGAGTTTGTAAAGACAGAACCAAAACCAAACTACTATGGTGGGGATGATGAAGCACCTCGTTTGAGTAAGAATTTTACCCAGTTTGCATTTGATTCAAAATCAGGGGAAGAGTTCATATATCTTTATGAAAATAATAAGTGGAATGGATTTTCGATTGACCATAAGTATTATGAAGATGGTGGTATTGCTGACACTAGCATTATTCCAGTAAAAATACCAGATTTTGATGTTGCTGATGACAGTTAATTAAGTTGCACACACACCCCTTACATTTTGTGTGAGGGGTACTATAATATAAACATACACCACAAACACTATGGAAAAAGTAATCGGAGAATCAGTTAGCAAAACAAATCAAGTATTTCTAGAGAGATACGTTGATGACTACTGTAAAGCACTTGATGAAAATTACAAGATGGACACAGTTAGAAGTTTAGAGCATAATCTAAAACGTGACCCAGAGTGTGCTTATTCAGCAAACAAACTTATGCAAATTTATCAAGGTAAAGCAAACCTAGACAGATTTAGATATAGTGAAGGTAAGAAGTATTATAAAGTAACCAGAGAAGAGTATGACGAAAAAACTGGTTATTGGAGAGATACTACAGTTCACGCATTTGTAGGATTGACTAAAGAAAATCTTGGGGATGTATTCAAACCTGCATCTTGGAAAGCACCCGCAAAACACGTTAGATTTAGTTTTTGTAATAAGAAGGACTTATTATTCTTAACTGACCCTAGATGTGTAGGATGGGC